GCAGTTCTCTTCCACATATACACGCTCAGGTAAGGCGGCATGTTATTATGCGCCGCGCCAGAACCAGAAGGGCCGGTTCTCTGGCTCGTGATCGCAGTTCGGTAGCCCTGACCAGCAGCTGGTCCATCAGACGTTCCATCACCGCCATATAGATAGTAACCACCAGCAGCACCACTCTGGTGGTCATGCGCAGGAAGCTCAGCCACCGTAAGAGTGTGCTTCTCTTCGCCACCAGTAGTTCCAGCCGCGTGTGTACTGTCAGACGCGAACAGGAAACGCCCCTGAATGCGCTCCCACGTTCCGAAACCAAGAAGCGTAGCAGGCGAAGTTGCAACAGTGCTGATAAAAACACTACCAACGGGGTATGAGCTTGCCGCCGCATCAGAAGAAGAAACAGTGCTGAACACCGTCATGGCGCTACCATCGACAATGCAAATGACCTTGCTGTTGATTCTCCAACAATAGTCAGGCAGACCCGCGCCAGTTGGGAGACGTGCACTCACGCTGTTACCGTTGACCGTGATAGGTTCACCAGTACGATAATCATCGGTGGCCGTGAACCAGAAAACAGCGCACGTTGGAATGTTCCTTACGATGACGTGAGTATTGCCGCTCTTCGTGTGCGTAGCGGTAGAGAAAGCCGCGTTCTGATTCTTGAACATCTGCTCGTCGATCTTCTGATACGCCGCGTTGTCGATTGTCAGGTGGTTGTAAAGGTCAGAGCCGAGAGCGATAGGGAGTTTAAAGTTAGTAGTTGCACCGGGCATAATTTATTCCTCCTTTTACTGTGCAGGCCAGATAGTGGCCGCGTTTCTGTTGAGTGCCTTATATGTGCCGCCATTGGTTGTCGCAAGCTGAGCGAGCTGGTTGTAGTTGTAACCACGCGCGGCAATTTCATCATAAGTAAGGCCATTATCAATGTGGAGAGCCGCAAGATAATCGAACATCTCCTGAATCGTAACAGCTTCACCTGTGAAGTAATTGATAACCTTCACATCAATAAGCTGACTAGCGATGTAGTCTTTTATGTGGTTATCGTACTCGCGAAGTTTAACTTCAATGCTGGCATCAATGCTAGCTATAACGGCATTAATTTCAGCCACCAAGTTGTTAATCTCTTCCTGCAAGCGGTTATCTTCGGCGTTCATCTTCGCTTCAACCCTAGACAAGGCACTATTAACTTCCGCAATGGCTGTGCTAAGCTCAGTCTCAAGATAAACACGCAAAGCACCAATCTGCTGGTCTGTGTAGGAATTTGAAATGCCTTCAAGATTCTGGACATAGGCTACCAGCTCGTTAACCTTTTCGCGCATTTTTCCGATGCACTCATAATATGACAAACTCTCGTCATATACAAGTGGCAGAACAGGATAGCAATGGAAAGACCAGTTGAATTTTTCAATGTTATCTGTCATATGAACCCCCTTACCAAATATTCATAAACAGAACATTCAGCTCCTTGAACAACATTCTGTCAATGTTTTTCTGCGCTTCATAGTATTCGCTCAAGAGCCGACCACCAGAAGCACCTCTTCTTCCTGTATATGTTCTTGTTGTTTCACTTGTTGCTTCCCCAGTGTGCCCACCGTTATTACTGCCATTTGATTCATTCTCGGAGATTGTGGCGTTGGTCAAATATGTGCCACTTTCTAGGTCGGTGATAGCTCCCTGTGGAGTGTCAGAGAATTTGTCGATGTTCTTGCTATTTTGTTCGCTTGTGCTAGTGTAGCTATTCTTGTTGTTTGCGGTTGAATTTTCCTTCTCGTTTGCTTCATCGGTGTTAAGGAAATTGAAATCCTTATAGGCGGCACTATAGAGCTTATTAAAATAGGGCATGATTTCGTTCATTTTATCTTCAAGTCTCAGCTTGAACAACCCCATTGTTTCAACCCCAATTTCTCTGGTGTAGAAATGTCGGATAATTTTAACTTGGAATGCTGTTTTGTCATTGAGATTGTTTGACCAAAACGGATAACTAAAATCGAACAGAATAGGCGCGGCCTTCGGGATAACCTTACGTGGCGATTCCCCGCTCATTCCAGTCACCTGTTCGCACCACCACCGCAATTCAGTTGTGTAATTACTCATTAGCATCAACCTCCTCGTCGTTGGCTGGCGCCAGATCTTCGTCCTCGATATACCTGATGTCACTACGATACTCGCAATCCAGATTCAGGCCAAACATATTGTTGATCTGTTGACAGGCTTCTTTCCTTGCTTGCAGTCTGCTATATCGGCTTGCAACAGTTGCACCGAGGTTTCGCGTAACCTCGTCGGTGATAAGTCTTTCCTTCTTCACGCTGTTCACAGAACTAATTCCCAAATACGTCAGGGCTTCGTTCCACAACTGCGTTTTCAGTTCATAAAGTTTATCACACACAAACGGGGCTTGCGTGTTCAAGGTTTTCATTTCCATGCCGGTATTAAGCCCGCGATCACCAAAAATTACAGGCATATTCCCGTCATACTGCATGTACACGTTCTCCACGGTCAACCTCTGGTTCTCGTCACAAAGCAGTAGAATAGGGGTTTTCTGCGCATTTGCATTCACGTCGATAGCGCGGTCAAGATTATACAACCTTTTAGCGAACATTTGCACGTCGAGCCAACTATTGGTTCTCAGATAGTTGTTATAGATAATCACACTATCGTTCATATCCAAATCCTTCTGATAGCCATTAACAGCATATGCTCTTCTTCTCGTCGGGATTCTATACTGGTTAAAGTTACCGTTTGCCGCGCATTGCAAAGCAAGGTAGCCCATAACTTCATCCCTAAAGAACACCGCCTGTCCGTCTCCGAATAGCGTAAGCTCTAGAAATCTAGGGTCTACGCTATCAGGGAGGTTCTTCCACTCGAACATGGAAATGCTCAGTTCTGTAAGTCGTCTCGCGTACTGCGCCCATGTGGCGTTGTTCATTGCGGCTGATTCCCAAAACTGCTTGTTTTTTCTGCTCACGTTTTCACCTCCTTAAAGACTATTATCGAGGGAATAATTGCCAACCTCAGACGGGTTGCGCCAGAAGCGAACTCCATTATCAAAGATTTGCTGAATCTTACGCATATCGTCAGCGGGCATAGTTCCAACTACAGCGCATCCAATTGTTTTAACATATGTCCAGCGCTTACGGGCTTTAACGTTGGGGATTGCTACACGATGCAGGGCGTAACCATACATATCAAAATATTCGTCGATGATTCTGGCAAACTGTGCTGTGATATGTCTATGGTAGAACAAGAAAGTCATGTCTTTTTGTCCCGCCCAAACCATGGAACTTTGTGAACCACGAGCTACTGTAGGTAGATACGCATGTTCTATCACGCTGGTAAGAGCGCTAAGTGCAAGAACGCCAACGCCAACAGCGGGAATTGCTAGGGTTGCACCCAAGCCAATGCTTCCAGCGGCGCCAGCCGCGGCGGCGGCTCCAGCGGCGCTAACAGCGGAAGAAGCCGCCCTTGAACTGGCCTGTAGACCACTGGTAATTCCGTTGACAGCAAGTGTTCCAGCGCTTTGCGCAAGCCACGCTCTGAATGTGTCTACATTGTAGGCTATCTGCGGGAAACCAGTCATAATACATGCTTCATCGTAGTTATAGCGCAAACCTTTATAATCCATTGGTACAGCCCACACAGACGGGTTTGGTGTGGTGTCTCCAGCGTACCATAACCGGACACCAGAATCCCCTGTAAAGAATTCCCAATCCCACTTTTTAATAGTGCCCATTCTAGTCGTGCATGTCAGAAAGCTATAGGGGCTTGTCAACAATTTTTTGTTTTTGGGGGTGTAACCGTCTAACGACGTAGGAATTGACTCTGTGACCGTAAAATTACCGGTAATAAGGTCTTGCCCATCGGATGCCACAAGCTTTTTAGGCATAAGGAATACGCTCACAATAGAATCTGGTTTGCCACCACCCACAACAGTTTTGATGAATTCCGAACAAGACTTTGCACCTTCAAAAGTGTTGTCGAACGACACATAATTAAGGCCGGAATATGTTCCGTTAAAATATCCGCCATGAAAATCTTGTGCGTTTTCTGTACAGGCGCAAGCCACAACAATAGAACTAGTGCTTAAATCCCCGAGACTTGTGATAACAGTGTCAAGGTATTCGCCAGTCTCTAACCCCTCGGGAACAAGGTTATCCCCCGGCACATCCGTGGTGCTATGCTGTCTTTCAACAAGACATTCTTTCAGGCTAAAATCAAACCAATACGTCTGCATTACGTCAATGTCGAAGTAAACGTCAGCCCTCGTGTCGGCAACAAATTCAACCTTGCGAATAAATGCATAGAACCATTTGTTGCCATAGCTGGCATTCTGAAACATTACATAGTTGCAGTCATACAGACTGTCAGCCTTAATCCCAACCCGGATAACCCCGCGGTTTACGCGCTGATAAGTATTCTGTGTTAGGCTATATTTGGCCTTACTGCTAAAGTAATTGGTCTGTGCGCTCAAACTTGAGAAGTACAACGTGTTCTCATAGCTAGGTTCAAGTGGCACATCTGTCAAAATTCTGATATTTGTATTAGGTGCAATATACATCGCAATCCTCCCAATTGGGAGTGGAGCACATGCCCCACTCCCTATTTAACCTAAGCCGTCAGCTTATCCAGCAACGGGCTTAAAGGTGACAGTGTCACCGGGCTTCGCGACCGTGTAGTCAAACGTCTCCGTGGCAGTTCCACCACTGTTCTGACTAACATACAGCTTCTCGCTTCCATCAGCCTGCTTGTACGCAACCTGAACAAGCGCCGCATTGGCGTTCGCCTGATAGATGATAGCACCATACGGGTGAACAGCCGTCGAGCCCTCAACCATCTGCTGGGTCTGAACGAAGCGAACACTGACAGCCTTGTTGGCACTCTCAGCCTGACCAAACGTAACCACCGTAGCGGTATCACTCTTGTCCACGGAAACGACCGGGATAGTGATAGAATCGGGTGCGGCATCAACAGCTTCGGTGGTGAACGCAATAGCGTTAGAGAACGGGGAGTAGGACACGGTTTTCCACATGTTCAGGAAATAGTTCCAGTACATGCCGGAAGCAACATACGTCTCCGTGAACTTAGTTAGGTTGTCATACACCTGAAACCACTCGCTGTCAAACAGAATTGCCTTGACGTTCTGCATGGCAGTCAGCTCAGCCGGAGTAACAGGGTCGAGCATGTCAGAGTTAGCGACGATCTCAGAGAAACGATCATTGTCGAACTCGCTGAAAGAATCAATCAGCGTCAGTCTGCCCTGATAGTCAGCCTTGCGCATGTTGAACGCAGAAGCAAGCACTTCCACGTCATACTGCGCATTGTACTGCGTGTCCATGAAGAGGTACTGGTCTTCTTTCTTCGTAATGGTTGTCACGCCGGAAGCATTGTACTTATCGCTCATGAACGTCAGCGCATTGGAATAGCCACGATAGATAGCGGCATCATTTTTAATCGCCTCCGTTGTGCCTGTGATATGCACCTTGAAAATCTTATTGGCATTGAAAGCCTTGATAATCAGGTACTTGAACAGCAGAAACTCGTCGTACTCTGCGGCAGTATACACAGCATCCACAATGCGGGCGATAAGGTCTTGTACGCCGCTCATGCTCAGAAAAGCCTGCTGGAGGTCTTGTTCCTGAATAGTCACGGGGTACTGGACGCGCCAGTTCATGGCGTGGAAAGCGGAACGAACATCCGGCACACTACGTTTCAGCTCTCTACCAGCGGCCTTCTCAACGGAGAACTCACGCGCTTTGCAGATATTGACGAAAACCTCCTCAACGACTTCGCCCATCTCAAGATAGCCCTTCTTGAGCATAGCATAGGCGTTGTTAAACGTTGCGCTCTTAACCCTCACAAGAGCGATACGGTTGATTAGTGCGTTGATGAACTGGTTAGCCAGAGAGGGGTAGCCAACCAGAACCTCACCGACACGCGGAATGTCGGTTTCCTTAGTAACCTCCGGGACAAGGCTCTGATACTCATAGCCAGCGTTCTGACGAATGGTATTCAGAATGTCCATAGTGGAAGCGTTCAGGGTGCTCACAGATACGCGTCTGGGCATTTCTTATTCCTCCTTAAAAAGTTCTTCATATGTCAGGCGCTTCGGCTCGTCGTCGGGTTCAGGCTCAAGGTCTGAGTCGTCCCCGCTAGACATGAAGCGCTCAGCATAGCGTTTGCGCCAAGCGGCGTCATTTTCTTTGTACTTTGCTTCCCAATCCTCAGTGCTTACCTCAAGGGAATCTGAAATGTCCTCCATGAAAGTAAGCGCTTCATCGGATGTGTTGTCACCAAGAATAGCTCTGGCAGAAGCAAGAAGTTCATCCTTTGTTTTCTTTGCCATATTTAACCTCCTTACCACGGTCTAAGATAAAACCATATGGGCATTGATTTTCTAGGTTTATGCGGTTTAGGTGGGTCTACTCCGGTCAGGTATTTGTACCAGTATTCAGCGTTCGCGCTATCCTGTGCTTCGCGTGTAGGGAGCACGGATTCGCTGGGGTGCTCAAAATACCACAAGAAATATTTTGCAAGCGTGGATGGCGGTAAGTCACTGTGCAAGAACTCCACCCCGGTAATTGGCGGGTTGACAGGTCTGGCAAAATCATTTGCAAACCATTGGCTACCTGTGGTTAAACCGACATAAATCAATTCGCACTGTAACCAGTCCGGCATGCTGTCTAAATCGGTAGAACCATAGTAGTCAGATACTTTAGTCCATGGTGTCCACTGGGCAAGGCCGTAACCGTAATTAGATGGTGGTTGGCCATACTCAACGCCGCCCTCCCATCTGCCGGGGTTGATTGTGGATTCACTCTGTAGCACCCCAAGCATTCCAGCGACGGCGTTGTAGGTTGCGTCTGAAATTGTCGCCGAAGTAGTGAAGTAAGACAGGAACTCTACAGCGTTGTTTTGCATCTGCTCTAAGTTAAGGCTTGCGTTAGTGTGAATCCACGCCATAGCTTACCTCCACATGCCCGTTAGAACGCCGTCTGCGGGTGTGCCATTGGCGGTCATAACGCGAACAATTACCCCCTCAACAGAGCGCCCCATGTGTTTTTACCACAAATGCCATCGGCTTTCAGCCCGTGCGCACTCTGGAAACTGCGGATAGCGCTGACAGTCTCGCCACCACAAACGCCATCAGCGCCATACTTCGGCATCGCATAGCCCTGCGCAATTAGTGCGCCCTGCAGGGTCTTGACCGCATTGCCACGGTCACCATTGCCAATTTCGATAGTTTCGACCATAATTTTTTCAGCTCCTTCATTCTTAATTTCTTCCATACACCCGTGCGCGATCTTGTCGAACGGGAAATACGTGCCGGGGCAATCTGTGCTCCCAATGTCCTTGTGCTTAGCTACCCATGAAATGCCCCACTTATTTTTCAGATACTTCACCAGCTCAGCGCCAGCCTTAATTTGTGCATCAGGCATTGTCTCCGTCATAAAGTTGCCCTCGAAGCAAATGCCGATAGAGCGATAGTTAGCGCCGTAAGCGTGTGCCCCTATGCACTGTTCAGGTCTGCCGCGATAGATCGAACCGTCCTTCCGCACAAAGAAGTGATACCCAATGCCTACCCAGCCGTTCGCAACGTGCCAGCTATGAACATCCATAGCGGTACAGGAACTTGCGGCGGCATGATGGAGCACAATCAGGTCTGTGTGTTCGCGCTTAGTCAGACCGCCGTGCCAACGATAATCCTGTTCAATGATTTTCATCTTCGTTGTCACCTACCTTGTTCTCAGTATTTGTCTTGAGTTTGCCAATAATCTTTGTCAGGAAAGCAGGGACGGGTACGCCAATGGCTGAGACGTTTTCGAGGATTGAGATAAGTTCATTAATAACCAGCCAGAGAAGCACGATGGAGGCAAACAAAAATTCAAACTTCCATTCCATACCAGCACTTTCCACGCCATAGCGCACGCACCAGTCAACCACGCCCGCTACAGACACGATAACAAGGTATCCCAACTTCTTGAGAATCCCTTTGATACCTACCTTGCTACTCAGTTCGCCAGCTTCCCATGCCTTTACCATGCCCGTGATGTAGTCCAACAGCATGACTACAACAAGCACGATACAGGGGATGAAAAGCTGTACTCCATAAGCAACAAGCGCTCCAATTGCGGCGGCTACTGTGGCCTTGAATACATCCATCTTCATGCAACCACTCCATTTCATTTTGTAAATTTTCAGGCCTTTAACCTACTATAAATTATATCATAGGGGTTGATTTTTGTCAAGTAATATGTTATAATGATTATGAATAGATAAAGGGAGTGACAAGCGAATGGGAAAATATTATGATGGTACAAAGTTACTCAGTATGAAAGACTTGAATGGCAAGAAGCCGGAAATTTATATGTGCACTACTAACCGCACAGGCGGTAAAACTGTGTACTTCTCCCGTATGCTTGTGAATCGATTCAAAGATCGTGGAGAAAAGTTCTGCCTTGTTTACAGGTATAACTATGAACTGGATGATTGCGCAGACAAATTCTTTAAGGACATTGCTGGACTGTTCTTCGCGGGTTCCGTGATGACAAGCAGACGGCGCGCTTCTGGAATCTTCCATGAACTGTATTTGGATGATGATAGTTGTGGATATGCTATCTCCCTGAACAGTGCAGACCAGCTAAAAAAGTATAGTCACCTATTCAGCGATGTACAGCGCATGTTCTTTGATGAATTTCAGAGTGAAACTAATCACTACTGTCAGGATGAAATTAGGAAGCTCCTGTCTGTGCATACCAGTATTGCCAGAGGTCACGGTGAACAGGTACGTTATGTGCCTGTCTATATGTGCGCTAACCCTGTGTCAATAATCAATCCCTACTATGTGGAAATGGGTATAAGCGAAAGACTTAACGATTCCACACGCTTTCTTCGTGGTGACGGTTTTGTGCTTGAGCAGGGTTTCGTAGATAGTGCAAGCAAGGCGCAGAAAGAAAGCGGATTTAATAGAGCGTTTGCGCGTAATAGCTATGTTGCGTATTCTAGTGAGTGCGTGTACCTGAATGACAGTCAGGCATTCATTGAGAAACCAGCAGGTGAAAGCAGATACATCGCTACACTGAAATATAAAAACACGGAGTTCGGAATCAGGGAATACCCTGAACGCGGAATTGTGTACTGTGATACAACGCCTGACAGAACATTCAGAGTGCGCATTACAGTGACAACTGACGACCATGATGTGAACTATGTTATGCTCAAGAAGAATGACTTCTTTATTGCTAACATGAGATACTATTTTGAACACGGGTGTTTCCGATTTAAAGACCTTAGATGTAAGGAAGCTGTGCTTAAAGCTCTCTCTTATTAAGGTATCTGCTCTTGTATACTGCACTGGTCTGACGGGGTGACACAGGTGAAACAAACTGCCCGCACAGAATATCGGAAGTCAACCGCTTTGTGGTTGCAAGAGTTACAGATATGAAAAATCCCCTGTAGATTATTCTACAGGGGATTTTAGTTTAGTTTGTCACTGTGAAAAGTGCGTCGTAGCATACACTGGAAAGTGTCGGAATCAGTCTGCTATCGCGGAAGTAAAGCACTTTATCTTCTGCGGGGTTGTGCCCAAACGGCTCAATGATTAACTGAACCTCATGCCAGTTCTGGCAAGGGTGAAAGTTCCTCATGGTCAAGTCTGGCCGAATGCACACCGCCTTCGCGTCAACTCTGACGTACAGGTCAGCGGTTTCAGTTGCCGGGTCAGTGATTATCAGCTTGAACAGCTTAGGTTCGTCGGTCGATTCATTGAATATAAAAATCATATTGTCACCTCATTTGATATACGCTGTCCACCAGCAGAACGCCACCCTTGATCGTTTTGGGGCGAAGTTTACCGGGAACACATAGACCTATATCAAAGTCTTTCAATGTTCTAATGTGCTTTTGCGTGTGCTCTTTGTCGTAGTAAAGAAAATCTTGTTCTTTCTCTGTCAGTTCTGTGTCGTATTCACCCGTCATACTCATGACGAACAGGTCTTTACAGTGCTGGGGCATTCCAGCGCACTTAACGCTGTAATAAGGTTTGTCTACTGGTTCAAGATTCTCATGCGTGACATGTTCAATGTACGTTTTCTGACGTACAAAGTAAGCATCGTCCCATGAACTTTCTAGCTTCCAGCAACAGAAATTCTTATCGTGAACTTTAATGCCCTTGATTTGGTCGGCTGGTAGGTCGCAATGGATTGAATCGGTGTCGGCGTAGATGAAGCCGGGCTTATCTGGCCCGTAATAGTTCGCCTGTGCCGCGCGGATGGTGAAACATCTAGCGTAACTGGTAATTGCAGAGCCGACGGGAATGTAGCCGGGCTTCTTGTCGTTGGCTAGAATTGTGTTAAAGCCTACTACGCCGTTCTCTTTTAGGTAGGCTATCTTGAAGTTGCTGACAGGACTACTTGCCATCTTCCCATACAGGTTGTTCAAGAACAGCTTAGCCAGTTCTCGCCTAGCCCCAGTGCTCTCTAGTTTAATCTTCTTGTACTTCTCAATGTACTCGTCAAAAATCCCTATTCTAGCTTCAAAGTAACACCCATCTAGAATCTCAAAGTCTACCAATTCATAGTGTGCCTTGAATAGCTTGAAGTCTGTCTGTGTCATGGTCATTACCACTCTTGCTTCCTGTAAATCGCCGTTTACATCGTAATACTCCTTATAATACTTGCCGTCTGCTGGGTTATAGCGGTCAGAGGATTCAAGCATTTCGTTGGAACGATAAGAAAGCGTGTTCTTTATCTGGATAAAAGGTAATTTTCCGGGGCGCAGATAAAACCGTGTTTTGAATCGCACAAAATAAAACTTGTCGTAAGCGTTGGCTTCTTCTGGAATGTAGTTTCCTCGCCAAAAAATTGGGTTGCCTACAGGATAAGTGTTACCGGATTCTGATGACATCATAGACGGGTACAGTGAATTGACATCTGCTGTTGTGCCGTTATGCTTGAGTTGCTGTTCTTTTCCTCGCGCTAAATAGCACCATCCTCCACGGTAAGATTGATTGATATATTTGCCAACGTTTGGGCTTCCAAATGAATCATCAAGCGGAATTTCATATACGTCAGGAAAAAGCTCGTTGAATCTCTTGTTACCGAGAATCTGCCGATACTCAGCCAAACAGCAAGAGCCTATTGTCAATTTCTTGTGCCCTTCCTGAAACATGATTTCAATCGCCTCCTTGACCACAAGCACGTCATTAGCGATGTACTTTTTCTCTTCATCTGTTATTTCACAGCCAGCAAAGCGAAAACCTGTGTATTCCATGTCAAGTTTCTTGTGCTTTGTCTTGAAGCTCTTGCCGATCTTTTCGACTGTGAATGGTAGTAGTTTAAGGCTGTCACGCAATTCGATTATCTTGTTGCGGTATTTAATAAGTATTCTGTACCATTGCCCCATCGAAGATATGCTGTAACTAAATGTGTTGTTTGGCATTGCCCTAGGTTTGAGAAATTCAATGTCGTCTTCGCCGTGCACAACCATTGCTTGCGCCCAACCGAGCACGTCCATGAGATAGCTTAACCAGAAAGAACCGTCGAACTTCAAGTTGTGGAAGTAACAAACGATGTTGCTTTCTAGGCTGGCAAAGTAGTCGAACAGTTCTCCGATCGAGTGAAAAATCTTCACATCTTCGGTGAACAGTTCAACACACGCCGCCGCCCAAACTTCTGTGTTGACCTGACCTTCGTATACGGTTGTTTCAAAGTCGGCTACCAAAACTTTAGCAGACCTCGTCCTCATTATCTTCCCAACCAAATTCAACTTCCGCAACGGAAATTCGCATGCGTTCTAGCTCGGTTAAAGTTTCCCCCTTTATCACTGTTCCGAACCAAACAAGCTCACTTGCTACATTCGCTCGTTCAGAGATATTATATAGGATATCCGTCACGTTATCGTTTATCTGTGTAGCGTGGGCTTGTAACCTTTGGGCAACTGCACGCCTGCCGTCTCTGGCTATTGCGCCCTCAAGAACACTTTGCAAGGTATTCTTGTCGTAGGTTATAGTCCTACGCTTCCAATTCGCCCACGTTGGCAGACCTAAATCCTCGATGTCCCATTTGGCAAGTTCGTCTTCAACCCATCGCAACACTGTATCAACATCATTAGGTGGCTGTCCGGGTTCTGAAACCGTAGCATTAGTTCGCTTTGCGTATCTCGTCTTTGCCGACTTATGTGCGGCTCTAGATCGTTCAATGGAACGGCCTACTTCACCCGGAAACAAAGCATCTGTCAAAGGGTCATAATAGGTTGCTTTTTGGTATAGTGTTTGCGGGGTGATTGCACGAACTCTTTCTAGTGATTTCTTCGTTACTCTTTTTGGCTTTGCGGGAACCACATTTTCAGGGAATCTGTAACCCCTCTTAGTTGCTCTAGAAATAAAACCCTTTATGCGCTTAATTTCTTTGCTATATTCCGCAGAATAACCAGTTGCCATATCTTACCTCCGTAGAAGCAAGAGGGCTTCCGGAAAGACGCATAACCGGAAGCCCTCTTGTGAATCACTTACACGACAGAGCAGGTGATGAAACTCTTGCCCTTGTAGTTCTTACTGGGCATTCGGTAGACGCTAAGGCTCCATTCTTCACCAGTGTCGGCCATGTCCTCCACGATTTCCTCGAGCGAGGTGCGGAAGCTCTCGGAACCCGTGCGATACTTTGTTCCGGCCTTGTCCACGGCAACACACACATCGTATTCCTTGTTCTCAGAGTGTTCGTTGTGAATGTGAATGAGTGCGTAATAGTCGAGGTCAATGACAAGAGGTGCATTGCCGTCGGTGACGTCGTCGAGAGAGACGGCGTTTGTAAGGTCTTTAAGCATGACCTTCTCTTTGCCAGTCAGTTCCTTGCTTGCGAAAGTGATGTTTGCCTTGTATCCTTCCATTGTTCAGTTCCCCCTTAGTTGTTCTCGGTGTCGTTGCCAATATCGGCCTTGCTGGGTTTCTCGATGATGTGTGCGTGTGCGACAAAGTCGCTCTCGCTCATGCCGTAGAGGGCGCTTTCGACCTTGCTGGACATGACGGCCACGGCCTTGATCGTGGGCGTCTCATACATCTGCTTTACCAGCTTCAACATGGCGTCGTCGTTCTTGTAGGTGCGCGGGAGCAGGACGTCGTTGGTGTACGGGGTGGGGTTAGTGGTGTCAATAAACATCACGGTTGCGCGGGTGGTCTGGATTGTGCGGGTAATCATGGGCTTTCTCATTTTGTTGTTCCTCCTGAGAGTTATTATTTTGGTCGGTTCAGGTGTTGCACCTGAACAAGCAACTGTGCCGACCATGTGCGGGTTTGGCGGGAGAGCGCCGCGCCCGCAGAGGAAGAAAAGATATGGATTCTCTTGCTGGCTACGCCATAATTATAACACAGATTGAAGAAATTGTCAACCGTTAAATATTTAACTATCGCGTAATTTTTGACCGATGGGTGCGCTTTTTATCGCCGTAAAACCCAGCTTTTACTCTGTCCAGCAGAAACTGTTCGGTTCTCTGAATGTCGCCACAAAGTGTTTTGTATTCGCATGTATCACAAAGACCGTCGAACACTTCACAGCACTCTGCATTTAGTCGGTCAAATGCGTCAATTAGGCGTAATACCTCGCCCCGCGTGTACTTTTGGTTGATAACACTAATCATGAGCGTCTACCTCCGTTGTAATAGCGGTAAGATGTTACTACGGCAACGGACAACCAGTTTTCGCGAGAAAGTGCTAGCTGATAGCGCCCGAAAGTCTGCGTTACGATACCGTTGTATTCGTTGTCAATCCAATCAAGTTCTGCCGCGAGTGCGTCGGAAACGTCAAACGTGGTTGCCATTCTGGCAAGAAATACTCCGTAGGTACGTTCCAGATTTTCGGGACGCAGAGTTACGCAATAGGGCTGGATATCTGCGCTAACTGCAAATACCTTTTCAAAGTCGATCATTTTGTTACTCCTTTTCGTTGTTTATTTGGCGTTTGCCGACGCGTGCCGAATTAATCGGCACTAGTCATCTGTAAATATTCGATCTTCAATTTCAATGCACCACTGAATGCAATCAGGATAATTGGCGGCTGTAGCTAACAAAAAGGAATAAATCCCCTGACACAAATTACACTTGAAGTCATTGATTTCACTGTAGGTTGAAAAAGCTCCTAATTCTGCATCGCTACGTGCCCGCCGCATTACCTCTTCGTACACCAATTCAATCTGTCCGCGCGTGTATACGATCTTTTTCATGTTTATTTCTCCGTTTCGTTGTTTATTTGGCGTTTGCCTACGCGAGGGAATTATTTCCCTCGTCGATGTTTCCACCATTGCCTAATTTCCTGATAAATAGTATCAAACCCAATAAGGGCAAAGAAAGTGATAGCGCCGCTTACGATGAAAAGCGCCGTACAGCCGAAAACATGCGTGATTGCGTCTGTCATTTGTAAACCACGTCCTTTACAGATTTGAAACGAATGCCGCTCTTGACACCCCAATAGCGATTGAGACGCGCGAGGGATGTGTACCAGAAAGAAACCTGCCCTCTGCCCCATTCGTATTCAACCATAGCGCAATAGCCCATATCGCTGTCATACAATACTGTGTATTTCCTCATAATAGTTCTCCTTTTGCTGTTAATTTGGCGTTGCCGACGCACCGACCAATTAAATAGGTCGGTATGTCACTTTCTGCGTTGCTTCAAACTTTTTCATGAATTTGCTGATATACTGTGCGCTGGTAGCTGTGTAACCGTAGGCTTTACGCAGATAGTCATAGCAAATGCCTGTTCGCATGTCGATGCACGCGACTTCTGTATTGTGGGAAATAAGGACGGCAAAATTGCCAACCTCGTATGTCCATGCCTGACAGGTGTACAGGCGGTCCAGCGTCTGGTTCGCTACGGTTCTGCTGTAAGGTGTGTTATCTAGCTCATTTAGAATTGCGTTCACCTTTTCATTCTCTACAATCTGGTCGATCATTTTCTTGCCCATGTTGATTCTCCTTTTGTTGTTGATTTGGCTTTTGCCGACGCGCCGCGCGTGGCGGCGTGTCGTGGGCGCGTTTCGTCTTAATTTTCAAAGACTCTTCATCCCATAGGGCTATCCCACATTTTGTCCCTATGTTTAGGCGGGTTGGCTACCGCCGGGCAATTTACCAAACAACATTAAGGATGCCTACTGGAAACACGTTCACGCTATGCGCTTTACACGTCTGCGCGTCTTGGCGTGTTGGCGCGTGTTCCGGGTTGTAATGGCCTGTGTTAAGTTATCAAGATACACGGCGGCGACTACCACACCACCAGCCACGGCGGCGGGCTGTCTGACGCTCTCGCGTCAGGCTGTCAGGCTGCCCGCGCGTCCGTCGATCCCGC